GTCTCGGAAATTCTCTTATTGGCGAATATCCTGATTACTTTGGATTACCGGCTGACTATTCAGTTCTTGCAAATCAGGAATTCAAGTCCGTATTGATGCGCGATGCTGCTAGATTCGAAGGGTTAGAAACAGATATCTGTAAGTTGGTGGAAGATTGTAGGATAAAGGGGAATTGCAAAGAAGATGATTCGGAAATTTGCAACGTCTGTAGAGCGTATCGAAAAATATTGAGATCATCTGGCTACGTAGATTACGATGATTTGATCTTCCTGGCTTGTAAACTCTTGATTAAACGACCTGATCTTGCAACTAATTTCAGGAAAAAAACTCGATTTTTACTAATAGATGCCGCCTTGAAATGCGGGATTACGCGCATAGGGGTTGGTAAAACCTTTATCCATGTAGACGTCTCGACTACTCTAGATTCTAGAGTAACGTGGCTTTACTGACAGGATCTGTTATGCCAAACATAGTTCAGGGAAGTATGGAACGCGATGCCTCAAAGGGGATTTTCACAGTCTCGTATGACTATGACTACCCTAATGGTCTTAATCTTAAACCAGGTTCAAAGACTCATAAGAAGATCGTTGATGAGGTTTTGCGTCGAGGAAGATTGAGTCGCGATGCTATGAGTTCCCGCTATCCTATCTGGAATAACATAGATCGGGTAATGAACGCTTTCGTTCCGCTTGATGAAGCTGAGAGAATACTTAAGAATAAAGATTCTCGAAAGCCAGTTTCGATCGTGGTGCCTTATTCCTATGCAGTTATGGAGACCCTGCTTACATACCTTGTGGCAGCGTTAATGGATGATCCTATTCTGCAATATGAAGGTTCTGGCCCTGAGGATGTTCTTGGCGCTAAACTTATGGAAAAGGTTATAGCCCAGCAAGCTGTACGTGGTAAGCTCGGGCTTCAGCTTCATACTATGTTTAGGGATTGCCTGTCATACGGGATTGGGCCTGGAGTATGTACATGGAAAACTCAGATCGGAAAGAAGACAATCCGTAAGGATATGGAGGCTAACTTCCTAAGCCGCTTCATTAAGATGGGACAGAACCGGACGTCTACCGAGACGATATTGTACGAAGGGAATATACTGAAAAACGTTGATCCATATATGTACTTGCCCGATCCGTCTGTTCCAGTCCATCAGATTCAGGAAGGTGAGTTTGTGGGCTGGATCGAGCGGACGAACATTATGAACTTGTTGACCCAGGAAGAGGTTGATGAAGAGACCTTCAATGTGCGTTACTTGACTCACATAGATGGACGCTCAACCTTGGCTACTGGAGATGATTCCAAAAGAGAGGAGCGAATTGGCGGAAGAACTGACCTAATGGACGGTAAGGTCAAAAACTATGTTGACGTACTTTACATGTACGCAAAGATTATTCCTAAAGACTGGGGTCTTGGTTCTCGTGAGTATCCGGAGAAATGGATGTTTGGAGTTGCAGGAGACTCGGTTGTGGTTGAAGCTAGGCCTCTAGCATTAGACCATGATCAGTATCCTATTTCAGTTGCAGCTCCTGATTTCGACGGATATACGGCCACACCTCTGAGCCGAGTGGAACTGATTTACGGCATGCAGAGTACGATTGACTGGCTGTTCTCTTCTCATATCTCTAACGTGCGGAAGGCAATTAATGATACACTTATCGTCGACCCATACATGGTGAATATGCGAGATCTTGAAGACCCTGAGCCCGGCAAGCTAGTTCGTTTAAGACGAGCTGCGTGGGGCAAAGGAGTTAAGGATGCAGTTCAACAGCTTCAAGTTAATGATATTACTCGCAATCATATTGCTGACTCTTCTTATCTGGCTGATCTTATCCAGAGAGTTAGCGCGGCCTCAGATGGGATTATGGGAGTACGTCAAAGAGGTTCTGAAAGGATCACTGCTCAAGAAATTCAAAGCGATAAGCAAAGTGCTTTGAGTCGGCTTGAGCGGATTGCTCGAGTAATTAGTATGCAAGCTATGCACGATATTGGCTTCTTGTTTGCTAGCCATACCCAACAGCTTATGTCCACGGATACTTACGTACGTGTAGTGGGTGAATGGCCTGAACTTATGGCTAACAATCGTGCCCTAGATATTCAGCAGAACAGGGTTCCAGTTACCCCATTTGATATCTTGGTCGATTATGACTTAGTTATCCGAGATGGGTCGATGCCGGGAGGTAAATTCGCAGAAACCTGGACTTCACTGTTCCAGGTGATTATGCAGAATCCTGAGCTTGGCCAGCAGTTTGATGTAGTAAGAATCTTCAAGTCAATCGCGACGTCATTGGGAGAGAAGAATGTTAATGACTTTGTGCGGAAGGGAGGTGACATGCAACAGCAGATGCTCCCAGATGAGACTGTCGCAGAAGAAGCAGACAAAGGAAACCTCATTCCATTGAACCAAGGAGGTATACAGTGAGCTTTACAATTCGAGGTGAGACTCTCCAGTTTCAGAATGACAGAGAGATCGCACCTGCAACTTGGGATAAGTTCTTCCAAGGAGCGTGCTGGCAGGACATTATCAACTCCGTTAATCTTAGGCTGGTAATGGTCAGAGATGAGTTGGAAAAGGTAGTTGGTGATGAAGCAACATTCGCGCGAGGTGAAGCGGCAACCTTAAGATTCTTCCTAAATCTCGAGGAAATTATTAAGGAAGAATGTAAACCCAAAAAGGAGAATGAAGATGGCTGATAATCAAAACACTGATACCACGGCGGCTACGCCCCCTAATGTAGACGACTCCCCAGAAGTTAGCCAAGACGAGATTGATGAAATGCTCAACTTGGAAGAAGGGACTGATGATGAATCTACTGGTGAAGTTGAGCCCGAACCGGAACCTGAGCCTGAGGTAGCTACTGAACCGGAACCAGAACCGGAGCCAGAGCCTGAACCGGAGGCCACTGATCCAGAACCTGAGCCTGAACCTGAACCTGAAGGTACTGAGCCAGAACCAGAGGTAGATGAAGCTACTATGCTTCGTGACCAGTTGAATACGTTAGCGGGTATTTTACAAAGTCATGGTATTAATGTATCTGATGTAACAGCAACAGCGCAAGCACCCTCTGCAAGCCCTGAGGAGCCTACGTCTGTTGCTCCAGATAACCAAACTCCAGCTCAGCCGAGTGTGACCGCTCCTGAGCCCCAGAATATTGAAGTGTCTGAGGAGGAGTTTGACGCAATGCTCGAGGACCGAGAGTTATTTAATAAGGTACTCAATCGCGTTGCGACTACTGGCAGTAAAGCTTCGCAAGATTCCCTGCTACCGGTAATAATGCAGCAAGTGCAAATGCAAGTTGCATTACAGGGAGCTGTGCAGGAGTTCTACGGATTCCATAAGGACTTGGCGCCACATAAGCAATTTGTGAGCCTCGTTACTCAAGAGTTGATCTCGTCGAATCCGGACTGGACTTTGGACAAAGTCTTTGATGAAACTGCCTCGGTTGCACGCAAGCGGCTAGGACTGAAGTCAAACACTCAATCTACTGACCGACCTGCTAATCAGACTCGGAAGCCTGGATTGCCGGGCGCTACAACACGGCGCGCGCCTACTCCAGAACCTGAGCTGACAGGGCTTGATGCAGAGTTGGCAGATCTTTTACCGGAGGAATAGAAAATGGCCTTTTTAGGTATGCGCGGTACAGGTTCTTGGGGAACCGACGTCCGCCCGAAAAACTATCGCGAAATGATCCTGCGTCTGTACCCTAACGGTATGGCGCCCCTTACTGCAATTATGTCCAAGCTTGGCTCGGAGTCTGTTGACGACCCTGAGTACAACTGGTGGACTAAGACCATCCCCAGCAAAACTGGGACGATCACAGGTAACTTTACTGATGCTCTTTCAACTGGTTATGTTTCTGGGGGTACTGCTGGTGATGCACACTACATTCAAATGGCTGAGGCTGATGCCGATAAACTACGTGCTGGTCACATCGTTGTTCTTCGCGATGCTTCGGCACTGGACGTTGATGTGGTTGCCAAGGTTACCAGTGTTGTAAAGAACGGTGCCAACTCCTATGCCGTGTGTACTCTGCGTGAGGACGACGACAATGGTGCGACTACCGATCTGAGCGATGCTGATACCTTCCTGATCATCGGTAACTCGAACGCTGAAGGCGGAACCCGTCCGGAGGCGATCTCGTACGACCCGGTGAAGTACAACAACTACACCCAGATCTTCCGCACCCCGCTGGAGATCACCCGTACCCAGCAGAAGACTCGTCTTCGCACTGGCAATGCCTACAAGGAACTGAAGCGTGATGCTCTGGAAGATCATTCGATCGAGATGGAGCGTGGGTTCCTGTGGGGTATCCCGACTGAGGTTACTGGTAGCAATGGTCAGCCTGAGCGCACCACAGGTGGCATCATTCATTACATCAAGAACTATGCGTCTGGCAACATGGACGACTTCATTGATGAAGCTGCCACCTGGGCTTCGGCTGGCGAAGAGTGGTTGGATAATTGGCTTGAGCTGATTTTCCGCTACGGTTCCCAGGAGAAACTGGCCTTCATCGGTTCCGGTGCATTGCTCGGTATTCAGAAGCTCGTGAAGGGTAACGGTCAGTTTAACTTCACTTCCAGGACTGCCGACTATGGCATCCGTGTTACTGAGTGGGTCACCCCGTTCGGCGTTCTCATGCTGAAGACCCACCCGCTGTTCTC